TATTAAACTACTAGAAGGATGTCAAATCCTACAAATTCGTAAGCTAAAGGAAGTGGAATCCGCCAGTTCGACTGGGATCGGTAGGCCACATACGGTTGCGAGAACTCTCATCTCTATGTTCTAGAGTGAAGTTTTGCATCCATGTTCCTAAGAAACTTGGGAAGCGATCGACACGGACAGCTTTCTTCGTATCAGTATCGTTAGACACTAATCCAAAGTTAGAATATCCTTGGTAGATCAGATCACGCACAGTTGATGCGTTGATGATCGCTTCACGGCCAAGAGTCTTGGTTATGAATTCAAACACGTCTAGACAGGTGTCGTAGACGGCTCGCGAACATCCTTGCGCAGCAAGGGCGATTCCTACAGCCGTTCCTGCTGTTGCAGAAAGGGATTGCGGACGTTCAGGGAAGTAAAGGTGAGAAAGAAGGTCTACTTCTGTACGCCAGGCAAGGCCGGAGGTGTTGTTGTAACCCAGAACTTTCACGTCATCTAGTCTATTCGATAGATTAGATTTCTTGTCAGAAAGTTTTGCGTTAAAACGGTTAAGAGCGACTTCTGCTAACTTCTCTAGGAAGCGAGTTTTACCGTAAGTTAATATAACGTTTTCGGAAAAACAGCAGATCGAGTCATCACCTTGAACCTTAAGGAAAAAGTCTTTTTGTTCAATGTCAATTCCCATTGAAGATAGACAGGTAAGTAGCATAATGCTATTAACCCATGAATCAAGGAGTTGAGTTTGTTGATAGCCGGAAGCAATTCCGTTTATCGTCCATTGATAGACTTCACCGTTAGGTAGAAGGATCGGATAATGTTTGACATTGTATGTCATCCATTTCCATACTCTTTCCAATCGTTCAATCTGAGTTGAAGCGTTTGGATAAAAATTAGTTGGCTGATAAGTTGAGAGGTCGAAGAAAGAGCGCCAGGCTAGGTGGACGTCATCAATGACATCAAAAAGTGCACGTCGATCAAATTGAGACCAGTCGACAGAGAGAACAGAGTTGAAATGGTTATTCGTTTTACGATAAATAACATTTCTAAGTCTTTTCCATCCGCCTTTCATGATTTCACATCCCCATAAGAGAGGTGAGTCAATCGGGTCACGGTTGAGAAGATCGGCTTGCATAGGCCAAATAAACATGTTTTCTGCCATAAGCAGAAGTTTCGGAACTCCGAACACAGCTCGGATTTTGTCATCGTCTTGTG